TTATACCAAGATACTTGTGTATGTTAATGGTTGTACCACCAACAGTAAACATTTCTCTGATGTTTTTGTCAAAAAATTTGAAATCGTTGGTATGAGCACCATCTTTCCATAGGCTGAGTCTTGGCATATTAAGTCCTTTATTATATTTAGTTGAAAATAATCGGTTGACAGAATGTATATTAATGCTATAGTATATGTATATTTAGAAAAAAGGAGTGTTTAATATGCGGCGATAATGTAACGGTCAGGTTATGTGAGGGACTGCTGAAGTGAAACATAACAAGATTTACAGGTGTGGTACTACCCAAGGAATCATAGACCGAAATATAGAATGTATCCGACCTAGCCATTGGGGGCATTGCTCGGTTAGGTTGATGTATTGAGAAGCCCCCGAAACACAAACAAAAGGAAAACATGATGGATATGGATATGTTTGTAGAAATGTTGGCTAGAATGACATTGCAAGAGCGAGATGACTTTGTAAAAATGCTAGTTGACAAATGGCCACATATGGCACAAAGCGTCGGTAATATGATCACACTAGAACTAATGGTAAAGGATAAACAAGATGAAATGTTGGCACTGTAATGAAGAACTAATATGGGGTGGGGACAACGATCCTGATGATCCGGAATATATAATAGAAACAAACCTATCGTGTCCTAGATGCGATAGTTTAGTTATAGTTTTCCTACCCAAGGAAAAATCAAAGGAAGTTTACAATGGCACTAACTAAAAGAAAACCTAAAAAAGTAATACGTAGAAGGAAATTAACTGGAAGTGCAGGTGCACCTCTTGATGATTATAAAAAATGTACAAACTATTTTCATTTTGAAGTTGATGCCAAAGAAGCAAGTGCTATTACCAAAGCATTTTTAAAAAAGAAGTACACTAAAGATGAATACAAAACAATCACTAAGTTACCAGAATGGAACTTTACGTACAGACACATAGCGGCATATTGTCATTGGACTAGCAATGAGTTGACTGCACCTGAAGAATCTCAAAAATGGATGAACAACAAGTTTGCAGAATGGTTGGAAAAAGCAAAGCCACTAGCAGAAAAAGAACAACAGGTGGAAAAACAAAAGGAAAATGTTTATACACCGAATATCCAAGAACGTATTCGTGAAGTAAGCGGAGAGATTATAGGACAAATAGAAGAAATTGTAGATCAATTCATCAGTGACCCAAAAAAATTCAAGTCACCTGATATTGTAAAGTTGTTGAGATCATTGAATGTAAACCAAGCACACACAAGACACATTATAAATTTTTACAAACCATCACTAGATGAGTTTACACTACTGTTGAATCCTCCCAAAATAAAAGACAAAATGAGTGAACAACAAAAAGATATAATTGGGCAAATAAAAGAAGGATACAGTGACCTAACAAAAAACGATATCAAAAAAGGTTATGAATTTTATTCATCTATTGTAAATGCATGTAATATGATCATAACAGAGAGCAAAGCAAATAGAAAAACTAGAAAACCTGTTGCAAAAAGTGCCACTAAACTTGTAGCAAAGTTGAAATATCTTGCAACAGATGAAAAATACAAAACTGCAAGTGTGAATCCAGTTGAAATAATTGGCAGTACGGAGTTATGGGTGTTTAATGTAAAAACTAGAAAAATTGGCAAATACGTTGCTCAAGAGGCTAAAACACTCACAGTCAAAGGCGCCACAATACTAGACTTTGATACCAATTTAAGTATTGCAAAAACTTTGAGAAAGCCTGATACACAACTTACAGAATTTAACAAATGTACCAAAGTTCAACTGAGAAAGTATTTGGATAAAATTAATAGTGTTGATGTAAAATTGAATGGCAGAATCAATGCAGATACCGTTTTATTAAAAGCAGTGAAATAATAAATACATTATAACAAGGAGAATTATTTATTATGGCTACAGTAACAAAAACACATCCAGTTGCCATTGGAACCGGTTTAGAATTTTTTATTGGTAAAGATGATGCTAACATGACTTTTATCGAAGTAGATTTTGGTGGCGCAGTAAATGCCAAAACAGGACCTGAATCAACTATTGCAGAGGTAGTTAAAACCATTGCTAATGAATGTGAAATATGCATCAAAGGTGACCTACACGGATCAAACCAAATAATGGCTTTTTTAATTGCACACGGTAATGCGGCTGATACATATGATGGTACTAACAGTGAAGCATTTGCGGCTCACTTAGAAGATCAGATACAAGCATTAGGTATAGTTGATAGTATCAACCTAGCGAGTGCAACTGTAACTGCGAAAACATCATTAGATTTTGCATAATAGTAAGGAAGTATTATGGCTACAGACCTTACTACCTTAAGAAATGATACTATAGATTATATCAAACTTCGTCTAGGAGATGGTATGGTCGATGTGGAACTAGATCCACAACACTATGACATGGCTATTGACAAAGCACTGAGAAGATATCGTCAAAGGGCCGCAAATAGTGTAGAAAGTAGTTATTTGTTTTTGAGTATTGTAGAAAATCAACAAGAATATGTTTTACCTGATGAAGTAGAAGAAGTAAGACAGGTTTTTAGACGTAGTGTAGGCAGTGGTGCTAACGAAGGAACCACACAGTTTGAACCTTTTGAAGCGGCATTTGTCAACACTTATTTGTTAAGAGCAGGACGTGTAGGCGGACTTGCAACTTATGAAATGTACTACCAATATCAAGAATTGAGTGCTAGATTATTTGGTGGTTTCATCAACTTTGAATGGAATCCTGTATCAAACACAGTAACACTATTAAGAAAATTTAGTGCTAGTGGTGAACAAGTGGTGCTTTGGGTATATAACCAAAGAACTGATCAAAGTATTCTATTAGACAAACAGTCAGGACCATGGATACAAGATTATGCACTTGCATTATCAAAATATACACTTGGTGAAGCAAGAAGTAAATTCAGTACTATTGCAGGACCACAAGGTGGCACAAGTTTAAATGGTGATGCACTAAAGGCAGATGCACAAAACGAATTGGTTACACTTGACGAAGAACTTAAAAACTTTGTTGATGGCAGTAAACCACTTAGTTTTATAATTGGATAACTTTAACTTAACTTAACGAGAATATATGATTATAGGAATATGCGGACTAATAGGTAGCGGTAAAGGTACTGTTGCTGACATTTTAGTGGATACCCATGGTTTTGAAAAAATAAGTTTTGCTGATAAACTTAAAGATGGTGTAGCAACTATATATGGTTGGGACAGAGACATGTTGGAAGGTGATACACCTGAAAGCAGAGAATGGAGAGAAACACCAGACGAATTTTGGACTAAAGAAACTGGCGAAGAAATTACACCAAGACTTGTGTTACAAAAGTTTGGTACAGAATGTATGCGTCAAGGATTTTATGACGGCATATGGGTAAGTCTAGTAAAAAATAAATTATTACAAAATATCAATAAAAATTATGTTATTCCTGATGTAAGGTTCTATAATGAACTCACAATGATCAAAGAAGTGGGCGGAATATTAATCAAAGTACAAAGAGAAAGAGATCCTGTATGGTGGAATCTTGCAGTACAAGATAATAGATCACTTTGGACTGCAACACCAAACTCAATTATAAGTCATAACATGGAAGATAAATTTCCTGAAATACATGCCAGTGAATACAAATGGGTAGGTTGGGATTTTGATTATGAAATACAAAATGACAGTAGCATACAACATCTAACTAATCAGGTGTTAGATCTCCTGGATACCAACCATTCTTACTGATCTCAACACAACAATTCAAACAAACAGTTTTTAAGTTGTCTCTGCTCACATTGGTGAGATTTCCATCTATATGAACCACAGTAACCTGTTCTCTGTAGATAGGTTTAAAGTTGCAATATTCACATTTTCTTTTTGGTTTGTATCCTGCTAGATGCCAACTAGGTTTTACAGGCTTGTGTAATTTCAAACACTGTTCACACTTTTTTCTATAGTACACTCTATCATCTTTGTGATAGTTAATAGCACATGCTCTAATGTTACACTCTTTGCAAATGGGCCTCATAACAGTGTTATTTACACACCTTTAAAGGTAAACTTCTAAAAATGGCTATTATAAAGGTTTTTAATAAATACTGTATAGAATTCTAACGAGAGGAATAAAAATATGGCACTAGTATCACCAGGTGTAGAAGTTACTGTAACCGACGAAAGCAATTACGTTGCTTCAGAAACAGGAACTGTTGCAAGTATTTTAATTGCAACTGCACAAGACAAAACACAGGGTTCTGGATCAGGAACTGCTTCAGGAACAACATCTGCAAACGCAGGAAAAACTTTCTTAATTGGAAGTCAAAGAGAATTAGTTAATACTTTTGGTAACCCAAACTTTTACAAAAGTACAGCAGGTTCGCAACTTAATGGATATGAACTTAACGAATATGGTTTGTTAGCGGCTTACAGTTTATTAGGTGTAAGCAACAGAGCATATGTAACTAGAGCAGACATTGACCTAGGACAATTGACTGCATCAAGTTCAAGACCAACAGGTAAACCTAGTAACGGTACAATTTGGTTTGATACAAGTACAGATAGCAAATTTGGTATTTTTGAGTGGAACAAAAGCACAGGAGTGTTTACAAATAAGGTACCAACAGTTATTACAAGTACAAGCGATTTAGATGGTGGTGTGCCAAAAACTTCAATTGGTGCAATTGGTGATTACGCCGTAGTAGCAACAAACGTTAGCAATCCAACTTACTATAAGAACAGAAGCAATGCATGGGTATTAGTGGGTAGTTCAAGTTGGCAGATTGCTCATCCTACTATTGCAGGAACAACAGCAAGTCCAACACTTACAAACTCAAACAGTATTGTTATCAACGGTACAACAGTAACACTAAGTGGTACTACTGTATCAGCACTTGCATCAAGTATTAATAGTGCAAGTATTACAGGTGTAACAGCCGCGGCAGTTGATAATAAAATTGAAATTTATGCAACCAGCAGTGCCGCTTCAGATGGATCAACAACTGATGGAAAGATTATTCTTGCAAATGGATCAGGTACAATTTTAAGTGCCACAGGATTAACTGCTGGAACATATGCAAGACCAGTGATTGCACAAGCAGAACACTACAATGTACCAGAATGGAAAACATCTGATACTACACCAAGACCAACAGGCAGTGTGTGGATTAAGACAACAGCAGTTAACTTAGGTGCAAATTTTGACATTAGTGTATATGATACTTCAAGTAACACTTTTAGTTCTGTTACTGCTCCGTTGTATGAGAATGATAGAACTGCATTGAGAAACTTAGATACAACAGGTGGTAAGAATATTGCAGTAGGTTCTTATTATGTACAGTTTGATGTTACAGAAAACGATACTGTAACTTACAAAATTTTTAGAAGATATGCCTCAGGTGCTTTAGAAGTAACAGGAAATGTTACTACAGCAAGTTTAACTGGTGGTAATACTTTTACTATTCAGGCAAGTGCCGCAAACAGCACAACACTTTCTACTGCCGTAACAGTTACATTAAGTGGAACAACACTAACTTCGTTAGCAAGTGATATTAACGGTGCAGACGTAGACAATGTAAGTGCAGAAATACTTACAAGCGGTGCAATAAAAATTAAACATGCACTAGGTGGTGTGATTAGATTAAAAGATACTTCAGGTACACCTTTAGCAACTGCAGGTATTGTAACTGGTATTACAACTGGACAGGTTAGAGCAGGTAACGACAGTGACTTAATTTTAAGTAACTGGGTTGCTCCAACTTACACAGCAAGTAGCAGTCAACCTACATCAGATCCAAGCAACAACCAATATTGGTACAGCACAGGACTTGAAGCAGACATTATGATACACGATGGTACAACTTGGAAGGGTTATCAAAATGTAACAAATGATGCTAGAGGACACAACTTATCAAATACAAGTCCAGATGGTGTAATTTTCAGCACTACAGAACCAACAGAACAAAGTGATGAGAGTTCATTAGTACTTGGTGACCTTTGGATTGACAGCAGTGATTTAGAAAACTATCCAAAAATCTACAGATATCAAAGTGTTGATAGTGAAAACAAATGGGTATTGATTGATAACACAGATCAAACAACAGAAAATGGTATACTTTTTGCTGATGCAAGATTTATGGGTGATACCACAACTGATGTTGTTACAGGTACTATCCCAACAACAAAAACATTGTTAACAGATGATGATGTTGATATTGATAGACCAGATCCAACAGTGTATCCAAAAGGTATGTTATTGTTTAACACAAGACGTAGCACATACGGTATAAGACAATTCAAGAGCAATTACTTCAGCAGAACAAATTTTGCTGATACAACATTGTATCCAACATTGCCAACAGAAAAAGATGCATGGGTAACAGCAAGTGGTAACAAGTCAGATGGATCACCATATATGGGCAGAAAAGCACAGAGAATAATTGTTTCAAACGCAATGAAATCTGCATTAGATAGTTCTACAGAATTACGTGAAGATTCAAGGAACTATAATGTTATTGCCGCTCCAGGTTATCCAGAACTAATCAGCAACATGGTGTCATTAAACAATGATAGACGACAAAGTGGTTTTGTAATTGGAGATGCTCCGTTTAGATTGAATGCAACAAGCACAGATCTACAAAATTGGGCAACTAACACCAATGCCGCAAGTGACAACAGTGAAGATGGATTAATAACAAGCGATCCATATTTGGCTGTGTTCTATCCTAGTGCATTGGCAAACGATCTAAGCAATAACAGTGTTGTTGTTCCGGCTTCACATGCAATGTTAAGAACTTTTGCAAGAAGTGATGATATCAGTTTCCAATGGTTTGCACCAGCAGGTTCTAGAAGAGGATTACTAGATAATGTCAGTAGCATTGGATACATTAATTCAAGCACAAGTGAGTTTGTAACTGATAATGTAAGAGAAAGTTTAAGAGATACACTTTATTCTAACAGAGTCAATCCATTAACATTCTTCCAAGGACAAGGATTAATGAACTATGGTAACAAAACTAGAGCAGTAACAACTAGTGCATTAGATAGAATAAATGTTGCTAGACTTGTTGCATACTTGAGAAAACAACTACAAAGTATTGCATTAGATTTTGTTTTTGAACCAAATGACAAAATTACAAGAGATGAGATTAAACAGCAGGTAGAAAGTACACTAAACGACCTAGTTGCTAAGAGAGGTATATATGACTATCTTGTTGTGTGTGATGAAACAAACAACACATCAGCAAGAATAGATGCAAATCAGTTGTACATTGATGTAGCAATTGAGCCAGTCAAAGCCGCAGAGTTTATTTTCATACCAATAAGATTGAAAAACACAGGTGAGATTGCTTCGGGTAATATAGCCGCCGCAAACACTGTTTAAGACGTCTTAAATAAACAAAAAAAGTAGGGGTCATTGGTTTGACCCCTTTTTTTATGATGGTAAAGTAGATAAATACTTTATAAGAACAATATATTAAATTAGGAGCGACTAGATGTCAGTTTCATCATTAAGCAAATTTACAGTACCTTTGGACAGTGACCAATCTGCTAGTTCACAAGGTTTATTAATGCCAAAATTAAAATATCGTTTTAGAGCGATGTTTGAAAACTTTGGTGTATCTACACCTAGAACAGAATTAACTAAACAGGTGATTGATATAACTCGTCCAACAGTATCATTTGACGAGATGGAAGTACCAGTTTATAACAGTAAAGTTTACTTGCTTGGTAAACACACATGGGAGGCAGTCACTGTAAACTTACGTGATGATGTTAACGGTAGTGTATCAAGACTAGTAGGCGAGCAGTTACAAAAGCAATTTGATTTCATGGAACAAGCAAGTGCAAGTTCAGGAATCGACTACAAATTTATCACTAGATTTGAAATATTAGATGGTGGTAACGGAGCAAGTACACCTGGTGTGCTTGAAACTTGGGAACTGTATGGTTGTTTTGTAACAAATGCAAACTATGGCGATTTAAACTATTCATCAAGTGAACCAGCAACTGTAGGTATTACAATTAGATTTGATAACGCAGTACAAACACCACTAGGTGAAGGTATTGGTGCTAGTGTTGCAAGGACTTCAGGTACTGTCGTAACTGGCTAATAGGAGAATTCCGTGGCCAACACTAATAACTTTTTAAAACCTATATCTGGAGATAATTCTGTACGTGATTACAGTCATGCAAGTAAAACGTTTGTAGATAGTAATTATCAGTTATCTCCAAGATTAGGTCATTTATTTCATGTAATTTTTGAATTTACTACAGAAGCAGTAAATCTACTTGATAGCGTAGAAAAACTGGAACTGCCTCTGTTGGTTAAAACAGCAGATTTGCCACAGTTTACTATCCAAACTGAAACACACAATCAATACAATAGACAGGTACACAGTCAGCAAAAAATAAATTATACTCCCATAAACATAACATTTCATGATGATCAAAGTGATTTGATTAGAAGTTTATGGAACACCTATTACAAATTTTTCTTTAATGACAGCAAATATTCTGAAACTGCTAGTGCTTATAACACAGACAACAGATATGCTAATAGACCTGGCACCAGTTGGGGATTACAAAATGGCAATGTGAGATTTTTTAGAAGCATAAAAATCTACAGTATTATGCAACAGAGATTTGCAGAGTACACTCTTATCAACCCAAGCATTAGTGCTTTTAATCATGACACACATGCCTATGCATCAACAGCCATGATGCAACATGTTGTACAGTTTAATTATGAAGCAGTCAAATATGCAAGAGGAACTGTAAACAATGTAAATCCAAAAGGCTTTGGTGAAATACGTTATGATAAAGAACCAAGTCCATTAGGAAGTTTAGCAAACCAAAATTTATATTGGAATGGAAATGATCTAGTAAATGTTGCCAACAGTGCTCTAAATGATCTTGCCAGTGGAGATTATTTGGGAGCATTAAGCAGTGGCATAAATTTATTCAATAATTTCGAAAACATAGATTTTAAAGGAATATTGGCAAACAATGCTGAAAATATTGCCAGTGCTTTTTTACAAACACAGGCCAGAGGTATACAATCTGGGCAAACAGTTTTTCCAAAAGTTAACACAAGACAGATAGTCAATAACCAAAGAGTAACCTTACAAGAGCCTAGTGTACAAGCAGGAACTAGAATTACAAGTAATGGTGTTAATATAACCTCTACAAGACATGCAAATATACAATATAACCAAGAATTAGATCATGGTAGTGCTACTACATTACCATATAATTCGTACAATAAATTCCAAGGCAATAAGATATCTGACTACCAGACACTTGGATTTACCACAGACAAAGTAAACACAATAAGTGATAAAGTAACACAGATGCAAAACCGTGCAAGTTCTTTGACAGTACAATTGAACAAATTAAGTATGAATCCAACACCAGATAATGCACAGCAAAGAAAAAATTTACTGAATGAGATACGCAGTTTAAACCAAAGATCAAATGATTTACAGAGGTTCAAATAATGTCACAAGATACAAATTTACAAATTATAAATGTTGAAGATGATTTTGATCAAAGAGTTCAAGATTACTTTACTAATTATTTTCAATTACCATTTAAACTTAATCCAGGTGAATATGATACAGCAAAAGCGTTTTTTCTCAAAAGAACAAACAACAATGTTGATGCCGCGGCCGCTCTTACAGCCGCATGTATAGACAGTGCAAACAACTTGAAGGTATTTTTAATTGATATAATCAATGAGTTTGAAAAGACCACTGATTTAAAAGCCGCACTTCCATTGTATTTGAACAGTTCTAGAAGAGGAAGCAGTATATTAGGCTATGTAAACAGCGATAGAGGCACTAGTGCTAATATACTAAGGCAGGTAAATGCATAGATGCCTAAATTCGCAAATGGTAAGTATCAACTAACCAACCCAAGCAAATATGCAGGAAACAAAGCACCAACTTATAGAAGTGGATGGGAACACACTTTTATGAGGTTTTGTGACAACAACAGCAGTGTGATAAATTGGGCCAGTGAACCCGTACAGATACCATACAGGAATCCTCTATCAGGAAAACAAACCATATACGTACCAGACTTTTTGATCATGTACCAGGACAAGCAAGGCAAAAAAAGAGCAGAGTTGATTGAAATAAAACCAAAATCACAAACACTGATCAACGAAAAAACCAATCAAAAAGACAAACTGAGCATTGCAATTAATCATGCAAAATGGGAAGCCGCCGCTAAATGGTGCAAACTCAAAGGTTTACGTTTTCGTGTAGTAACTGAAGATGACATTTATCACACTGGCAAACGCAGAGGATAAGTAAAAGTGTATACAAAAATATGCGAACTTTGTAATAAAGAGTTTGGATGTAACCCTGACACATCAGAATATGATGTATGTTGGTGTCAAAAAGTACCAATCACAACTGCACAAATTCCAACCAAAGACTGTGTTTGCATACAATGTTTGAGAGAAATACATGACAAAGAAACTAGAACAACTGTTTGAAATAGAAGAACCAGAAGATAAAGTTGCTGAAAATGTATTGGTGCCAAAAGATGGTACACCAGAAGAGATACAGAAACAAATTACTATTGCAAACAAAATTGATGCCGCATTACCAAGTGTAAATGATCTTGAAGTAAGCGACAGAGAAATGGATGAAATAGCCGCAGAGGCTCAAAAAACATTTCAAGATCTAATGGATTTAGGCATGAATGTAGAGGCACGATATGCAGGTGATATATTTAATAATGCAACAAAAATGTTGGACACTGCTCTTAGTGCTAAAGCACACAAAGTTAATAAAAAATTAAAAATGGTGCAGTTACAGATACAAAAAGCAACACTTGACCAAAAAGAAAGACGCTATCAGGACAAACAAATTGACCAACATGGAACACAAGATGGCGATGGTGTTGTGTTAAATCGTAACCAATTACTAAGAGAAATATTAGACAAAAAAGAATAAATACATATATATTTGAGGATCTGAAATGAAAAGTTTAAAAGTATATCTAACAGAATCACAACAACAGTACAATTTTCGTTTTAAAATTGCTAATGAACTTGATGAAAATCAAGTCAATCAAATTGAAACACTGTTAGACAAATATGAATTACAAAAAATATCAAAACCAAAGAAAACTCCTGTGCAGGAGCATCCAATGGATTTCCAAACACTAAACAATGCAGAAGTTTTTATTATTGATGCTGAACTCAACTATCCAGTTACAGCAAATCAACTGTATGAATATATTTCACAAGAACTTAAAATTCCATCAAGTCATCTTGTAGTTATCAATCAAGACAATCCAGAAGAGATTGCTAGAGAAGAACAAGTTGGTAAAGGAGAAGAAGAGTATGTTACCAAACTAACAGATGATGAATACAAAGATGAAACAAAACATGATGTAGCAAAAGTATTTGGTGATGAATACAATGCAAGTATGTTAAAAGAACTTGAGACTCGCAAGTACGAATTCGCAAAGGAAGAAAAATAATGCCTATAGTAATTACACCAACAAATAAAGGTCGCGACGAAATGGGAGGCGGCGGAATGGACATAGCCAAAACACCTATGAAAAAGACAAAAGTGGTTATGAAAAAAGAAGCAGTAGGCCAATATGCAGATCCTATATATGATTTATTAGACGAGTTAGATATCAAGGACAACATTGTACTAGATGAATTAATTAGATATATGAGTGGTGATCAGGTAGAAGATTTTGTTGCAGACTTTAGACGTAATCATGATATGACAGCACCAATGGATGAGGATGAAGTTATGCAAAATGACGATATACAAGATATAAAGAGACTAGCAGGTCTTGATGAAGGTAAGGTAAAGGCACTGCTAATGGACATGGAAGAGGATGCTGTTGACATGTCCAAAGAAGAATTTATTGCCAAGTACGGTGAATACAACGTTGATGTATGGAACGATGTACAAAAGCAAAAAGCAGAAATGGGCGAAGATGCAGTAAATGAAGGCGGAATGAAACAAGCCCAAATAGAAGTACAAGATTGGTTTGAAAAATTCAACGAATACAAAGGAACAAATGGCGATGATCTAGCACAAGGATGGATACGTGCTACATTAGATACAGGCATTATGGCAGATGCTTATGACGAAAACGAAGTTGAAGCATTTAACAAAATGAAAGGTTATCCAACAGACGAGATTGATACAAGTTGGCAAAAAGATGACTTTGCAGACTTTACTTCAAATAAATCAGGTGCTAGTCCAATAACAGCCGCAATGTTTTCTACAATTAATGCTATAATGGACAAATACGGTATAGATGAAGAAGATGTCGATGATATGTCAAAAGCGGATGATCCATCATATAGCAAACCTGGTATGCGTGAAGAAGAAACTGTAGATGAAGATACAGTTAATATTCCAGTACGTGAACTACAAGATCTTATGAGATTAGCAGGACTTAAAATTGAAGAATATGCTAACGAGCCAGAAGAAGAATACATGGATTCAGAAGAGCAACTTATTGGATTAAGTGGTGGATTGAACAGACCAAAAGTCATGCATCCAACAGTAGCAGGTGGTGACAACCCAATGGCAGTTAAGCCTATCAAAGTTGACGAAACTGAAGCAATGTCTAAAAAATATTCAGACTTTTTAAAAGAAGAGGAGTCTCAACTTGCTGAAAGAAGCAAAGGAGCAAGAGGTGGTTTTGCAGGTGCTGGCAACAGTATAGATGGTAGAAACATTGCAAAGCCAAAGATTCCTAGTCCACAATTATCACAAATGTCTGGTGGACCAAAGCCAAGACCAAAGGCAAAACCAACACCTAAGCCAAAGCAAGGTGCGTTTATGGGCGGTGGAACAACTAAAAGTGCATTTGAAAAAGAAGACATAATTGGTGATATCATAGACAAAGGTTATACAGACAAAACATTACCTAATAAGTACAGGGCAAAACCTCAACCAAAAATGAGTCCAAAACCAAGACCAGATATGCCACCTGTACAAAAAGCCAAAGACTCCAACAGTGGGCAGAGTTAAACTTCCAAAACAGTTGTCAGTTTAATAACTGTTAGGTATATATGTGTGCCAACTTTCATGGCGAACTTTAAAAGGAAAACGGCGTCGTAACGCCGCCATTTGATAGTAATTGGGTTCAGTGGGCATACGCCTGGGTTTGATATCAGTCCGGCTACCTTTAGCACTATTACATTTTGTACAACAGGTCACAACATTATCCCAAGACGTTTTACCACCTTTACTTCTAGGAATAACATGATCTATTGTGCTGTTTTCATAGTCAACATCTGTGTTACAATATTGACACTTGAAATGATCTCTTAATGCCATGTTAAATCTGCTGAATTTAATATCGTGTTTGACCTTTAGGTAATCTTTTACCATGACAGTAGCAGGAACATTTATGGTTGTGGTTGGACTGTTTATTTCCCAATCATCATAATAATCTAGCACAATAATTTTATCCAAGAACATTAGTTTGATTGCACGTCTCCAATCAATCACACTGACTGGAAACTCACTGAGTGGTATTCCTGAAGTGTTAAGCAGTAATGTATCGGACATACTATTATTTATTTGCTACACCATCCTTTCTTAAATAAATACTATTATGAAACTGTTTGATACTGATAAACTAGTAACAATACAGGTTATTTACTATATGCCTGATTACAAAAATATAGTGAATGAATTTGTTTGGCAAACACATGATGTTTTGCCAAAATATCCTAGAAGTATGAAATTTATACGTTATTGGCATTCAGATATTGATGCAATAATAAAAGAAGCATATCTATCTCATACTAATTATTGGGGCGGTACCTCATATAGAGATGTATCAGAGTTAATAGAATGGCCGGTTTAGACACACAATTAATAAAAAAACCACACAAAGCATCTACATACACAGAAGAACAAATCAAAGAATTTGCCAGATGTGCAGATAGCAAAACTGGTATTTTTTATTTTATGGAACATTATTTTGCTATTCAACATCCTACACAGGGTAGAATACAGTATGCTCCTTATGAATATCAATTGAAACTTCTAGAAACTTATCATAACTATAGATTCAACATCAATATGTTGCCTAGACAAACAGGCAAAAGTACCACAGCGGCAGGCTATTTGTTGTGGAGAGCAATGTTTGTACCAGACAGTGTTATACTAATTGCGGCACACAAGTTCAGTGGAGCACAAGAAATAATGCAACGTGTACGTTATGCATATGAACTTTGTCCGGACCATATACGTGCAGGTGTAACCAGTTACAACAAAGGTAGTTTAGAATTTGATAATGGCAGTAGAATTATAGCACAAGCAACCACAGAAAACACAGGAAGAGGTATGAGTATTAGTTTGCTGTACTGTGATGAGTTTGCATTTGTTAGACCCAGTATTGCAACAGAATTCTGGACCAGTATTTCACCTACACTAGCAACTGGTGGACAAGCAATTATAACAAGCACACCAAATAGTGATGAAGATCAATTTGCAATCATATGGAGAGATGCAAACAAACTGATAGATGAATACGGTGAAGAATCAGACCTAGGAATAAATGGATTTAAATCCTTTAGAAGTTATTGGTGGGATCATCCAGACAGAGATGAAGAATGGGCGAAAGAAGAACGTGGACGTATTGGTGAGGAACGTTTTAGAAGAGAACATGATTGCGAATTTATAATATATGATGAGACATTGATTGATAGTTTGGTTTTGACCAATATGGTGGGAGAAGATCCACAAGAAAGACATGGCAATGTACGTTGGTACAAGCGACCACAGCCAGGACAGATGTATCTGGTAGGATTAGATCCAAGTTTAGGCACAGGTGGCGATCCAGCCGCTATTCAAATTTTTGAAGCACCTAGTATGGAACAGGTAGGTGAATGGAGTCACAACAAAACACCAATAACACAACAGATACAGATACTGGTTACAATATTAAAATACATAAGAGACGAAACAAGAGACGAAACAAACATTTACTATAGTGTTGAAAACAACACAATCGGTGAAGCATGCCTTATAACTATTGCTGACATAGGCGAGGACAATATTCCTGGTATATTTTTAACAGAACCAAGAAGTCATGGCAATCAAAGAGTGTATAGAAGAGGATTCAACACCACACACAAAAATAAAATAACAGCATGTGCAAAATTTAAAACTCTAATAGAATCTGACAGAATGAAAGTCCGCAGTAAAGCATTGTTAAGCGAAATGAAAGCCTTTGTTGCACAAGGAAACAGTTATAGTGCTAAACAAGGAGATACAGACGATCTTGTGATGTCAACACTATTAGTGGTGAGAATGGCAACTGTGCTAAAGAATTATGACCCTGTACTAGACAGTAAATTGCGAGACAGTGACGATTATGACCAAGCACCTATGCCATTTGTAATAGTATAAAAAGAATAAATACAGTATGAACTATATTGACCAAACAGCAACAGAATTATTTGATAAAATTAGATCTCGTTTCGAAAATGTTACACTAGCAGACGAAAATGGGAAAATTACTATCAAACCCAATCAAGCACATTTTTTTGAGTTTGATCACCCACAACATGGAAGTGTTGTGATCAGCCTAATTGATGAAGGCAAACTAAAAGTTTATTATGCTGATAATGACTTATCAGAAATAAGTGAAGAAGATCAAGACAAATGGTATGACTTTTTGAAAGAAATGAGTAAATTTGCTGTGCGTAATCAATTGGATTATGAGGTTAGAAATATAAACAAAGAAAGATTAGATAAAAAAGATTTTTTATATTTGAAAAGCAAGGATGATGTTATGGAAAGTAAATTATATGGCTCAAGACAAAAATCATATCAACACATTAATGATGCAAAAATGATTATTGTGCATAACAAAAGTGTTGATGAAGAAAAGGTGGGCTCTAGAAGTAGAAATGTAAAATCAATTTACATTGAGAACACTGAGGGTGAAAGATATAAATTTCCAAACACTTACTTGCCTGGAGCAAGAGCAATGACAATGCATGTTTCAAATGGTGGTATTCCTACTGATGATATCGGAAAGCACATTATAGAAACAATGAAAGAAATGCAAGAATTGAGAACATTTGTCAGAGGAATCAAAAAAGAAAACTACATAACAGAAGAACAACAAGATATTATTTCAGCCGCAACTGCAAGATACTACGGACTTAAAGACACATTAGAAAGTATGAGTAGACCAAAAGGATATGCAAACTATTTTGAAAATTGGGAACCTAATGCAATAGAAGTTGATGAAAATGATATTAATGACTTAAAAGCAAAACTCACAAGAAGTGTTTATGATGAAAAACTTACAGATACACTATCAAGTGTGAGCAGAGCAATGAAACTTAGAACGGAGAAGGATGCAATGGAACCTGATGAAACAAATCCTACCATTAGAAAAGCAGACGGAAGCATAGATTTTGATGCTATGGCGGCAAGAACAAAAGCACAAAAAGATGCAGAAGCAGAACAAGATAAAGAACGTGCTGATACAGATGCTGGTGTAATACAAGATGCTATTAAAGGCACATTAGAATATCATAGTAATCCTTTAGAAAAAGCAGACATGATTGACTTTATTAAAGTTACTAAAGCAATGGATATGCCACAAGCAGAAAAGAACAATGCACTTATAAACAAAGTAAAAGACTTTCTAGCACTAACATTGGTAGATGATCAACTAGCGGCCGCAGTGGCAAGATTAGATGTAGGAAACAAGGCAGATAAAAAAATTGCAGTAGATGTTGTAAACAAATTTTTTAAAGATTCAAAAGAAGTACAACCAAAGGCTAAAAAAGATCTATATGGCAAACCAAAAGAATCAATTGATGTATTTGAAAAAAGTATGGACAGAATTGTAGAAGGCACATGGCAGATTCCAGACGATAAAGAAAAATTAGATAAATTAACAGATGCTATGAAAAATCCTATTCCATTTGGTAAAGAGGGAGATACAGCCACAACTGCTATTCAACCTTTTATTGGTGATGATAGTCTTTATGACGCACTATACTTACAGTCAACTAAACAAGGTGAAGATGCAGATGCAAGACCAGTGATTGTAGATTGGATGGTTGATAACGTAGATTTAATTGCAGGCAACAGTGATCTTGATGATCAAGACTTAGTAGATGCTGTTAGACAAATGATTAAAATATCAGGAAAAGAAGGCGACAAAAACGAGTCACTTGAAGAGTCAGACATTGATCAAATTGCAGACGTTGGAAAAGTTTATT